ATATAATATTGGTAGTAAAAAGAAAAAGGTAGAAGATAAACAAGATTAATCTTATTTTAAACTATTTGTAATGAAGAAATTTATTTTTGATGTTGACGGAACTTTAACTCCGAGTAGAAAACAAATGCATGCAGGATTTTCTGCAGAGTTTCTTATATTCTGTTGTAAGTTTGATACTTACTTGGTAACAGGAAGTGATAAAGATAAAACTATCGAACAGGTTGGATCTGATATTTACAACCGATGTAAAAGAGTATTTAATTGTTCTGGATCGGATATTTACGATGGGAGGAATAGTGTTTATAGATCAGATTGGAGACCATCTGATGAGTTAATATCTTTTTTAAATGATGAGTTAGATTATAGTTCTTTCCCCACAAGGACAGGTAATCACATAGAGTATAGACCTGGTGGAATAAACTTTAGTATTCTTGGTAGAGGTGAAGGTAATATGAAAGGTAGAGATGAATATGTCAAATGGGATGTTAATACAAATGAAAGAAAAGATATTTTACATAGATTAAAAGATAGATTTCCAAAACTTAATGTTCAGATAGGAGGACAGACAGGACTTGATATATCTGATAGTGATAAGAGTCAAATAATAAAATATTTTAATTTTGATGATGATCTTCACTTCTTTGGTGACATGATGGAAAGAGGTCAAAATGATTATCCTTTAGCAAAAGCAGTAGAGGAAAGGCTCGGTAAAACGTACCATGTCAAGGGTTGGGAAGAAACCCGAACGTTGGTTAGTCGGTTCTCCTCAACGTTTGCAACTGGTTTAAAGTATAATTAGTATTGAATGCCGAAAGGGTTCACATTTTATACTCGCTTTTAAAGGAGAACAACTATGACAGCACTACAACGCTATCACTCTGCAAACTTACCAGAGTTGATGAAAATAATCAACAGAAACGGCATAGGTATGGATGATTACCTTGACCGATTTTTTAATGACGATTATTCATCAAACTATCCACCTTACAATCTTATTCATGTAAATAATGTTGAATCTGTGTTAGAGATTGCTCTTGCAGGATTTAGTAAAAAAGATCTAAAGGTTTACACTGAATATGGAAAACTTATCATCGAAGGAAAGAAAGAAACGAAGGAGACAGAATCCGAGTATGTCCATAAAGGACTGGCTCAGAGATCTTTCAACAGAGCCTGGCAACTCTCAGATGATGTTAAAGTCAGGGATGTCGAATTTAAAGACGGACTTCTTACCGTCAAATTGGGTAAAATAATCCCCGATCATCATGCTCGAAAAGACTATCTTTAAATAAATTACAAAGGGTTCTTGACGAACCCTTTTTTTATGGTATAATATATACAACACCTATTTTATTATGTCTATTAAACTGGCAGTATTGCAAGACCAAGATCAAGTTATTGCAGAAATAAAAGAAGTAGTAGATGACGGTAAACCAATTGGTTACTTGTTTGCTAATTCTCATCGCATCATAACTGAAAAGCAATTTCTTGCTGAGAGTGATGACGATAGACAAATACAAATTACTTTATCTCCTTGGATTTTATTATCTGCTGATAAAGAAGTATTAGTCCCAAGACATCAAGTAGTGACTATTGTAGAACCTATAGATAGTCTTAAAGAAATGTATCTGGAGAAAATAAATGGAAGTGAGAGTAATAGCACTGACAAATAATCATTACATAATAAGTCAAGTTGATGAAGTTGCAACTGAAGATATAGGACAACCAGATTGTAAACTTGTAAAACCATATGTTGTTAATACAGAATCAGGTAAAACTATTCTTGAACCATTCATGATGGATCTTACTAGAGATGATACTTTTATGATGGGTTCTGACAAGATCTTGACATTAGCGATCCCAACACCTACACTGTTAGAACAATATCTAAATTTGATTGAAGAATGAGGTTTTACACCAACGTTCAAATGGTTGGAGATAACTTCTTAGTTCGTGGATATGAAGATGGCAAACACTTCATGACTCGTGAGAAGTTTTATCCAACTCTTTTTGTCAACTCCAAAAGAAAAAGTAAATACAAAACACTGACGGGAGATGTTGTTGAACCTATCAAACCTGGTTCTGTGCGTGATTGTCGTGAGTTTATAAAGAAGTATGCTGATGTAGAAAACTTTGATGTATATGGGAACGAGAGATTTATATATCAATACATATCGGACAAGTATCCAGAGCAGGAAGTCAAGTTTGATATTGAAAAGATTAAATTAGTCACCCTTGATATTGAGGTGAAGTCAGAGAATGGTTTCCCTGATGTAGAATCTGCTGCCGAAGAAATACTTCTCATATCAATACAAGATTACACAACAAAACAAATAATTACTTGGGGTGTTGGTGACTTCAATAATAAACAGAAGAATGTAATTTACAAGTCATTCAGTTCAGAGTATGAACTTCTAAATGCATTCATAAACTGGTGGATGATTGAAGATAATACACCAGAAGTTATTACAGGTTGGAACAGTAAGTTTTATGATATTCCATATCTTTGTCGTAGATTAGATCGTGTTCTTGGTGGCAAGTTGATGAAGAGAATGTCACCTTGGGGTTTGGTTACTGAATGTGAAACTTTTATTGCAGGTCGTAGACATATTTCATATGATATTGGTGGTGTCTCACAGTTAGATTATCTTGATTTATATAAGAAATTTACTTATAAGGCACAGGAGTCATATCGTTTAGATTACATTGCATCTGTTGAACTTGGACAAAAGAAACTTGACCACTCAGAGTTTGATACATTTAAGGATTTCTACACAAAAGGTTGGCAAAAGTTTGTAGAGTATAATATTATTGACGTGGAACTTGTTGACCGTATGGAAGACAAGATGAAGTTGATTGAACTTGCCTTGACGATGGCATATGATGCAAAGGTCAACTATGAAGATGTGTTCTATCAGGTAAGAATGTGGGACACAATTATCTACAATTATTTGAAGAGAAGAAATATTGTCATACCTCCAAAGAATCGCTCAAATAAAAATGATAAGTATGCAGGTGCATATGTAAAAGAACCGATACCTGGCAAGTATGATTGGGTTGTTTCTTTCGATTTGAATAGTCTATATCCACATTTGATTATGCAATATAATATTTCTCCAGAGACTTTACTAGATACAAGACATCCATCTGTTACTGTTGATAAAATTCTTGAAGAGGACATAACATTTGAAATGTATAAAGATAATGCTGTTTGTGCAAACGGTGCAATGTATCGTAAGGATGTTCGTGGGTTCTTACCAGAACTTATGGAGAAGATGTATAATGAAAGAGTCATCTATCAAAAGAGAATGATTGATGCGAAGAAAAAGTATGAAAAAACAAAAGCAAAACATCTTGAAAAAGAAATTGCAAGGTGTAACAATATTCAGATGGCAAAAAAGATTTCCCTTAACTCTGCTTATGGTGCTATTGGTAATCAATATTTTCGCTATTATAAACTTGCCAACGCAGAAGCTATTACACTATCTGGTCAGGTTTCTATCCGTTGGATAGAAAACCGTATGAACAAGTATCTAAACAAAATTTTAAAAACGGAGAACGAAGACTATGTTATTGCCAGCGATACTGATTCCATCTACCTTAATCTGGGTCCTTTGGTTGAAACTGTATACAAAGGGAGAGAGACGACTAATGAAAGCATTGTGTCGTTCCTTAATAAGATCTGTGAGATGGAACTTGAAAAGTATATTACGAGTTCTTATGAAACGTTGGCGAACTACGTAAATGCTTATGACCAAAAGATGTTTATGAAGCGAGAGAATATTGCAGACCGTGGCATCTGGACAGCAAAGAAAAGATATATTCTAAACGTATGGGATAGTGAGGGTGTTCGATATGATGAACCCAAACTGAAGATGATGGGTATTGAAGCAGTAAAGTCATCAACTCCTGCTCCATGTCGTTTACTTATTAAGAATGCACTTAAGTTAATGATGAATGGAACAGAAGAAGATGTGATAGATTTTATTGATGAGTCCAGAAAACAATTTAAAAAACTACCACCAGAAGAGATTGCATTTCCTCGCACTGCATCAAATGTTCAGAAGTACAAAGCACATTCTACAATATATGAAAAGGGAACTCCTATACATATACGGGGTGCACTATTGTTTAATCACTATGTAAAGAAGAATAAGTTAGACAATAAATATTCACTCATCAGTAATGGAGAGAAAGTCAAATTTCTTTATCTACAAAAACCAAATATCATTCAAGAGAATGTAATATCATTCATTCAAGACTTTCCGAGAGAACTTGGACTTGAGAAGTATGTTGATTACGATTTACAATTTGACAAAAGTTTTGTTGAGCCACTTAAAGCAATCCTCGATGCAATTGGGTGGAATGTTGAAAAAACTGTAAACCTAGAATTATTTTTTTCCTAATACCTTGACGAATTGAAATAAAAATAGTATAATAAAAATAAAATGGATTGTTGGCACTGTGGCACTGAACTCATCTGGGGTGGAGACCACGATTTAGAAGAGGAGTTCTATGGCGAAGACCATGCATATGACTTTGTAACAATTTTATCTTGTCCAAAGTGTCAAGCCTATGTTGAAGTACATCATCGTAAAGAGGGTAAAGAATGGATTTCTTGAAAGAAATTGTAAAAGAGATTGGTGACGATTTTACCAAGGTAGCACAGGATATAGATGAAACAGAAAGATTCATTGATACAGGAAGTCATATCTTCAATTCGCTTGTTAGCGGTTCCATTTATGGTGGTGTTTCTAGTAATAAGATTTCTGCCATCGCTGGTGAAAGTTCTACTGGAAAGACTTATTTTTCCTTGGCTGTTGTCAAGAACTTTTTGGATACTAACCCTGATGGTTACTGCCTTTATTTTGACACCGAGGCTGCTGTCAACAAAGGACTACTTGAGTCTCGTGGGGTTGACCTAACACGAACTGTTGTTGTAAATGTTGTTACAATTGAAGAGTTTCGTGGTAAAGCATTGAAGGCAGTAGATATATACTTAAAGACAGATGAAGAGAATCGCAAACCTTGTATGTTTGTATTAGATTCTTTAGGTATGCTTTCCACAGAGAAAGAAATTACGGATGCCCTAAATGATAAACAGGTAAGAGATATGACCAAATCTCAACTTGTTAAAGGAGCATTCAGAATGCTTACTTTAAAACTTGGTCAAGCAAACATTCCACTTATAGTTACCAATCACACCTATGACGTTATCGGATCTTACGTCCCAACTAAAGAAATGGGAGGAGGCAGCGGTCTCAAGTATGCTGCATCTACAATCATCTATCTTACCAAGAAGAAAGAAAAAGACGGAAAAGATGTCATTGGAAACATTATCAAGGCAAAGACTCATAAGTCACGTCTAAGTAAAGAAAATAAAGAAGTTGAAGTTCGTCTTTACTATGATGAGAGAGGACTTGACAAATACTATGGTCTTTTAGACTTAGGAGAGAAAGGTGGTCTCTGGAAAAATGTTGCGGGTAGATATGAAATGGATGGAAAGAAAGTATATGCAAAAGAAATATATAAAAATCCAGATAAGTATTTTACAGAAGAAGTAATGCAGAAGTTGGATGATATTGCAAAAGAAGAATATTCATATGGTTAAAGTATACGATAATATTATTCCTGATGATGTTTGTCAAAAATTAATAGGTATATTTGAAACAAATGTACAACATCAACATTTTATTAATGAAAATAACTGTCCTTGTTTTACACAAGTAAACCTTAATCAAGTATC